AAACCTTAAGGCTACGCAGCCTAACAGGGCAGCATTCCTAGACGGAGAGATTAATAAGATACGTGACTATGCGGGTAAACGTGGTTGGACCAAAGTTGGTGGACTGACCGCAGAACAGTTACTGGATATTTCAGTAAAAGATTTAGAAAATCGTATTGATAATATTCAAGGTGGTGTAGGAAACGTAGACTCTACTGAGTTACCCGCACTTCAAGAAGCCTTAGTAGTAAAACAGGCTATAGCTGAAAAAGGTCAATGGTGGAATGACCCACAAGAGACTTTTGAAATGCTTGATAAGAGTCCAAATGTTGTTGATTCTCAGATTAAGTTCTGGGCTAATTCAGGTAATGACGCCAATGCGGATCGCCTTGAAAACGTACAAAATCTCAAGACGATTTACGAAAGCGTAGTCAATGGTCAGGGTCTTGATGCGGATATCTTAGCCAAGACTGTTGGAAAAGATGCAGCCGCATTAGAGCAGTTTAAGACGCTGTACTATGATAAAGCAGATGGAAATCAAAAAGGTTTAATTGATAAACTGATAACCATTGCTGAAGAAGATGATATGGCTAATAAAGAGCCAAAGTCTTTGGCTTGGGATAGTTGGGCAAATAGAACGCGGCTTTACGAAAACCTTGGCTCTGATGATCCTGCTATTGTTAAGAAAGCAGAAGAAAGCATTCCACTTTGGAATAAGGCTTGGGCGCTCTCTACAAGCATTGCAGATAAGCCTTCAGATTGGTGGGAAAACGAGGCCAACATTGCCAAGCTATCTCTAGATGAAATAGAGAACCTTCTGGTAATGCCATCTATCCAAGGTAATGCAGCAGTACAAAACGCATTACTGCCAGTTAAAAATAGATTAATGCAACAGCAAACTTCTAATCAGGTAGCTGAGACAGAGGGGGATATCTTCAGTCTGAAGACTTCTGCTGATATGGACAACTGGCTATTGGGCGCAGGAAATGCAGAGCGTATGAACAATGACCCAGCACTAGAAGCACAGTGGGTTAATCAACGTGCTAATATCTTATCTGCTGAGAACGCTGCTGATGCAGAGAAGAACATTGATGCCTATCAACAAATCTGGCGCAATGAGCTAGGAGATCGTAAGCTAACTGATCTATCCTCTGCTGAAATAGCGGGGATTGATAAGAGGGCTAAAGAGCTTACCAGTACTGAGGGTGAATTTAAGACCCGCACGTACTATAAAGACGGTAACTCCGTTCCAGTTAATAGCAAAGAAGATCAGGCTAAGTATGAGGCTGATGGATGGAGTCCAATTAAGTTGGGTGACGTATCCCAGATGTTGGCAGACCTTAACCTTGTAGATAATCCAGAGAACCGTGCGCTCGTTGCTAAGGTTAAGAACGGCGTCTTCAAGATTACCTCTAATAATGTAGGTTATCCTATACTTCTTGAGCTTACAGGTGATGCAGCTAATGCCCAGCCAATCGGCACTGGTGGTGGCGACTTATCTCTAGGAGATAGCCGAAAAATAGTAATGGACTCCGTTAGGGATACTATAGGTGCTGCCCCAGACGATCTAAGTGGAGATACCCTAGCAACGGACGGCACAGTGATCATGACTGCGGCTGAAAAACAAGCAGCATTAGAGGGAACACAACAGTTAGGATTTGAGCAAAGTATTGCTAATCTAACAAATCCTTCAGCAGCCTTCGGCCCTAGAGGTTGGGGTTCAGGGATATTGAACAAAGTTACGGGCCTTGGTAAAGGAACCTTTGATGAGGCGACTGCGGAAGCTACAACCAGTATCAATACTCTTAGATTGATTACCACCCTTCAAATCTCTGCTGCATTTCCGGGGCTTAAAGACAGTGTAAACCTACGGACCAGCATACAAAACAACTTGCCTGAAACAGGACGTTTTTGGACAAGTGTTCCTGAAGCTAAACGCGGCTACACTGCTATTAGAGACTTGCTGGTTACTAATGTTCAGACCCAACAGGATATAATGAAGGATGCTACTGGAATTAGGGGCATAGATTACGCAAAATCAAATGTTGCAGTCAAGACTTTAGAGCCTCTCATTGAAATCTATAATAGCCTTATTGAGGGTATGGATCAGGTAGAGCAAGTTACGGATAACTCCACGCTTAATGTTCAGGATAGTTCACTGGTTCCAGAGAACTTCAGTAAGCAACCCGCCCCAGCCGCAGAAAAGCCATTCATATTAGTTGATGAGGCATTGGCTAAACGATTACCATCTCTTGCGCCATATTTGGGCAAAAGTGTGCGCTCCGTATTGGGTGAGAATGGATCATATTCACTAGAAGTTGAGGGCGAGTAGCATGGCTTCACAAACAGACCTAGAGATGTTGGCGCAGCAGCAAGAACTTGAGGCGCTATCTTTACTGGGCGGCACTGAGGAAGACTGGCAATCTGAATCTGATAAGTTCACAGATGAGCTAGATGTTCAGGCTGCAATAGAGGCCCGTGATGCTGCTGCTCGTACTGTAGAGCGCGAGAATGAAATACTTAATAGTATAATGAACACGACTGGCCCTACTATAAGTATTGACGGCACTCCGTTTAACATACAACAGGCTATAGACTCCGGCGCATCCTCTACTCAAATCCTTAACTCTATCCTTACTGGGGATTTAATTAGAACGGATATCGATAACTCTCTGGAGGCTGGGTCCAGAAGTTTTGCGACTGGCCTAACTAACTTCTTAGGAATGCCCGGAGATATTATAGGTGCAGCAGGTAGTGGACTTGAAGGATTAGGACGTAAAGGTATTAACCTAGCAGCCGAAGCAGCGGGTAACGTAAACTTTACAGTCAGCGAGAACCCCCAAGATTTCACATTCTCTAGCCCTAACCCAGCATTTGGTGGACAATGGATCAGAGATACTCTTAATAAACTAGGAAGTGATTACGTTAACATAGATCAATTCCCAGAGGCGCAACGTCCATACGCTCAGGTTGGTAGAGTCGTTGGAGAAAATGTGGCTCTGGCTAGACTACCCTTCACCTTAGCAAACATGGGCGTAGCAACGGCTAATCCGCTAGTAAAACAGGCTATTAAAGACCCTAAGAAATTTGCTATGGCTGAGACTGGGGCCATTGCGGGTGCCGCCGGACTTGCGGGTGGCGCTGAGGCGCTTGGCTTTGGCGACAATCCATTCGTTATGATGGGTGCAGAAGTTATTGGTGCAATTACTGGCGGTAGCCCAAAGACAGTAGTAACCACTCCACGCTTGGCTCTCCAGTTTGGTAAGTATGTAGCGAAGAGCATTGGATCACGCTTTAGCGATAAGGCTACCAATGAACGTGCCTTAAACCACATTCTCACTTCTACAAATACTGCCCGTGCTGAAATACTTAAAGAGATAGAAAACCTCAAGAAATCTGGGGATATTGATCCGGCTATTATCGAGGAGCTTACTGCTCAAGCAGATGCCTTCACTCCAGAACGTCTTATGGCTGATCTTGAGGCTGGTCTTGCATCAGCTACTGAAGGCCGCCCTATGGTTAGAGCAAATCTACCATCAGGAACTCTATCTGGTAACCCTGCCTTAGCAGCAATACAACGTAAGATGATGGGCGACAGTCCAGAGTTTAGTGCAGCGGTAATGAACGAAGTTAGTGCTACGCTAGACAGCATGATGGCGGCATCTGATTTACTGGCACGGGCTGGTAATACTGAGGCTGCGGATGTCTTACGCAAGAAAGCATTCCAACAGGCTATTGATGCCACACTCGCACGATCAACAGGTGAGGTAGCAGAGCGACTTAAGGCATTCTCAGGTACAGATAACTTTAGAGCCTCTCAGTTGGCACAAGGCACTCTGTATGAAGCTAAAACCAATATGCGGGAGATGGAGACGTTCCTGTGGGATCGTATTGATAAAAAGGCTCCAATTGATGGTACTAACATAGGCAAGGCCATTGCTAGTATTAGAGAGAACAAGTTACTAGATGGTATGACCATAGCTGGTGGTGGGCAAATAGATGCCGCTATCAATATCATTGCTAATAAAATTCAACGTGGTGAACCCCTAGACACTGGTGAAGTTCTTAAGTTCCGTTCCATTATGCTTGAGCAATCTAGGAGAGCGGCTGGAGCAGATGATTACGGACAGGCTGGTATCTTTGATGCTTTGGCTACATCAGCAGTTGATGATCTGTCTGCTCTAGATGGAGCGGCGGGAGACACTATTAGTTTAGCTAGAGCCTTCAGTTCTGAATTAAATCAACGCTTCACACGATACTTCCCTAAAGACGTTTTGTCTAAAGAAGCTAAGGGTGGAACTTCTATTGAATCTGAGATGGTTTTAGATACAGGCTTTGGTACAGGCGGTGATCAAGCTGCGTTAAACTTCCAACAACTACAGACAGCAGCTAGTGACGCAACTACCTTTGCTGATGATATTAATAATCTTAAGGCAAGGGATGAAGCACAGATAAACGCCAGTAGTCTTGGAGATGACGGCTCTCGTACAAATCCTGTACCAGCCACTCAATCCGATAACGTAGCCGATCCTACGGATGTTGATCCATCTAAGATGATGCCTACTGATGATGATATCATACCAGAGGTAAAGGTTTCGGGCACAGGCCGAATGGTAAACAAAGATACTCTGTATTATGATGTGCCATCAGACCCTAATAATCCTGTTGATTATACCATTTATGGGGCCAACAGACCTCGCCCAGACGCTCCTGAAGTAGAGGCCACAGATGAGTTCAAGTTAAACGAAGGCGGTAATAGCACAGAAGTTGTTATCAAGGATGATGTTAGACAAGACCTTGGCGCACAGATGTTTAGTGCCCAAGAGGATTTCCTACGGTCTACTGTCTACAAACTACGGGATTCTACAACAGGTCAAATCTCTTCAAGGCAGATTGATGACTTCTTGAATAATAACGCCAGACTCCTAAACGATTTTCCAAACCTACGTCAGGAACTTATTGGCTATGCGGATGCTGAAAGAGCAGCGGCAAGGATAGTAGAAGATTTATCCAGAGCGAGTTCCTCTGAGAAACTGCCTAATGCAATATCAGACACACTGACCAGTGATAATCCTACAGAGGCATTTGCTAGACTAGCAGCCGAAGCTCAGGGTCTACCTGATGCAATGACCGACTTCAGGTTGGCTACAATGGATGTTCTGTTTGCAGCATCTAGAGGTGCAGACGGTAAACCAGATTTCGTTAAACTGGCGAACAACATGGGTAAGCCACTCAGTGGTCGTACTGGTGATTTAACTATCATGGACTTGATGGCGCAAAACAATGTTATCTCACCGCAAGAGCAAGAGATACTTGGTCAAATGGTTGCTGAAGGTATTCGTATACAGCGTTCTCTCACAGACCCTAACGTATTCAATCAAGTAATACAGGGAACCCCAGACATACAGAAGAACGTAGCCAGAATTATTGGTGCTAACTTAGGTGTGATGTTTGGGCGTGGAGATGCCAGTCTTCAGGCTGCTGCAATTGGTTCTGAGTTTGTTAAACGCCAGATCGATAAGTTGCCATTGGCTGCGGATACTAAAAGAGTTGAAACCCTTATGCGTAATCCGGCTCTACTTCTGGAATTACTTTCTAAGAATCCGGCTAGGGCCAAGTCAGGTATGCAGACCGCTAAGGAACTCTTCGCTAAGTATCAGGATAGCGGCATGAGTAATGCTGAAATAGCTAGAGAACTGACTAAGCAGGGAGCCTTGGCTGCTGGAGACGCAGCAGTGAGTAATATGAGAACATCTACTGTCGGTGCATTGCAGGGTGATAGTAGAGATGAAGAGCCACCAGAAGTACGGTCACTTGATGAACAGATGATGAATCTAGAATAAAGAAAACCCCCTGTAGATGTGCGCTACAAGGGGTTTTCCAACCAACTAGCAAGGTGACCACTCAACTTCAACCTTACCCTTAAATATATACTTTATTGTGCCCCTAGCGTCAACCGCTAGAGGGCTTTTTTTATGCTTTATTCACACTTTCTTAGGCCCGTATTAGGGTCATAGTAACAGGCTCCACCTTCCTCTATGAAGTCGGTAGTATCCTCTACAATTTCCTCTTCAGCAACGTCCTCAGAGGCAGATGCATTGAGAATACCGTACCGTTTACCACTGGCTCTAAATGTCGTGCAGCCTGAGCTACCGCCATCGTATGCTTCCATATAAACTCTCTTGAAATCTTCCCAAGAAACATCGTCACCTACGTTGCACGTTTTACTACAAGCAGAGTCAACATAGCGTGAGGCTACGTTTAGAACTTTTACGTGATCAAACACTGACAGTTCATCCGCAGTCTTACCCTTAATGCCAAACTCACGATAGCCGTAGTCATCTACCCGTTCTACTTTAGGTCCATCGAAGGTTTGGATAGTTCTATCGTAGTAATGGGAGAAGACGGGTTCAATGCCGCTGGATACGTTATCGGCTGAGAGCGAGATTGTTCCTGTTGGTGCCACAGATAGTAGATGGGAGTTACGAATGCCGTGGACAGCAATAAGATCACGAATATTTTCAGGCAGAGTTTTAGCAAAGTCAGAGTCCATATACATAGGGTTATATAAAGGGAAGGAACCTTTCTCTATGGCTAACTCAACAGAGGTCAAGTAGCAGCCATCTCTAATTACTTCCATGATTGTCTCTAGCTGACGAATGAATCCATCAGAACCATATTCAAAGCCCATAGCTTCGATAGCATTGGCTACCCCAGTCACACCTAGACCCATACGGCGTTTGTTCTTTGCTTCTTCTTCCTGCTGAGGAAGAGGATACGTGGCCCTATCAACAACATTGTCCATTGCACGTACAACATGTGGAATGTCGTTCTTTAACATATTCATATTAAACACATATTTGCCATCGTGCTTAACGATATATTGCGTCAGATTGAATGACCCCAACAGACAGGCACCATACGGTGGAAGCGGCTGCTCTCCACATGGATTAGTTGCTGCAATCTTCTCACAGTACCACAGGTTATTCTTCTTATTAATTCTATCAATGAACAGGATTCCGGGTTCTGCCCAATCCCATGTACTGCGTAGAATATCATCCCAGAGCGCACGGGCAGAGACTGTCTTGTAGACTCGATCTTCAAATACAAGGTCAAAGTCACTGTCTGATTTAACAGCTTCCATAAACTCATCCGTAACCCCAACAGAGATATTGAACTGGGTTAGGTCAGTGCTATTGTTCTTTGCTCGAATAAACTTCTCAATATCGGGGTGATCCACCCGTAGTACGCCCATCTGAGCGCCCCTGCGGTGTCCTGCTGATGCGATTGTCTTACAAATGCTATCAAAGATGCCCATGAAGGACATAGGGCCACTAGAACGGCTCTCTAGGCTTCGTATGAGTGCCCCGTGCGGGCGTAGCGTACTGAAGTCGTAGCCTATGCCACCACCTAGCTGCATTGTACGCGCTGCATTCTTAGCGGCATCCATAATACCGCTCATACTGTCTTCGATAGTACCGCTGACAAAACAATTGTATGGTGTCACCTTACGCGGTGCGCCCATAGCAGACTGCACACGCCCTGCGGGAAGGAAACGCTGGTTATATAGAATGGTGCGGAAGTTATCGAAATGACTTTCATTGTCTTTCAAGGATTCAGCTACGCGGGTCATTGCTTCGCGGAATGTCTCCCCCTCACTACGATACTTCATAGCGTGGATTTCTTCAGAGATATTCAGAGTTGGTCCGTATTCGTTTTTTATCATTATTTAGGCTCCACTAGGTCGGATAGGTTAGGATATTTATAGTTCGGGCCTTTAACGACTTTCCCTGCCTCGTTTTTGATAGGTTTGCCGTCTAAGCCTAGCTTAGAGAGGTTGGAGAAATGGACACGCCGTAAGGCTACGTCTAAATCCCATCCATAGGTGGCTGCATAGCCATAGAGTACATACGCAAGGTCTGCTATTTCCTTGAGCATGTTGTCTGGTTTATTGTCTGCACTTGCGTCACAGACTTCACCATATTCTTCTGAGATCAAAGACCAGCGAAGGGTTTCCAGACTGGCATCCTTCTGCCATTTTTGGTCTAAGGGCTGCTCCATGCGTTCAGCAAAATCACGTACCATCTCGTATGGCGTCATGTGATTAGTAACCCAGTCAGGATATACGTCATCCCAACCCACTTGGTTCAATTCTTTTTTTTCTAAAGGTTCGGCTAGGGATGCTACGGCATCGATATCTTCTTGTGTGATCATTCTTCTAGTTCCTCAATTAAACGATCCAAGTACCAACGGCACTTCTTTAGGTCTTCAAGGCCATTCTTGTACGGCCATCTCCAGAGATATTTGAAAGCATTCTGCCAACAGTAGGCAGCGTGAGGAGCAACCTTAGCCCCCTCAGACATAGCTTCCATTGCGTCAATGCATTCGATTGCGGATGAGTTGTAGTGAGGTGGCTTATTAACCATATCTCTACGGTTGGCAGTGCCTCGTATTATGGATGCCTGTTTCTCTATCCTAGTCATTTCACGAATAGTATCTTGCATCAGTGTAGCTTCTTCTTGAAGTCTACTACGTTACCATTCTTGTCCTTACGTCTTTCACGGACAATCTCCAGAAGCTCTTCATCAGGCTCAAAGTCAATCTCATATTCGGCATCATCTTCGTCATCAATGATTTCACGAAGAGTGGCTATCTCACGAAGTAGAGCGCCTTGGAAAGCAAGGGTTTCGATCTCACATTTAATCTTATAGGTAAGACCGTTAATGGCATCCAAGTAGAACATCACTTGGGCTTCTTCCATCGTAGCACTCAGATTGTGTTCAATTTGAAGGTCAACGATATCGGTGTCCTGATCTATTCTAAGGTCAAGACGGATGCTATTTGCATCAATTTTTGATTTTGGCATGATTACTTTCTAGCGGTTAATTTGAAGAAATGTTCTGCATCAAGGAGCGCCAAAGGCTTCTGGCGATCCCCTTTAATAATAGCTAACGGCTGAACACCTTTAGGGCAGTTCTCCGTAGCCTGTTCCATGATTTTATAAACAGCAAATGCCTTGTTAGACTTACATTCGACTGAGTATGGAAAGCAGCGTCTAGCAGCAGGGGATAGAAGAAGGTCTTCTCCATTGGCCCCCATAGAAGTACTGCGGATATCGCCGTCTTCTAATTTTGGAAACGTAGAGTATAATTTATCTCTAACCCACTGCTGTAATCGTCTACCCTTAGCCTTAGCACTCTGTGCCTTTATAGCCATGAGGGTAGCTCAATTATGCTATAATCACCCCACCCAGTATCGTAATTCTCATCTTCCTTAGCATCAGCTATGATAGCCAAGGTATGATGCATCCGAAAAGTAGCACTGTCCAAAAGATCCGCGCTGACAGTATGTATATGAGAACAGTAGGGAGCAGACTTCTCTACAGTAATAAAACTGAATGAGTTTACGTCAATATCAGCTAACTGACACACGTATAAGTAGAACGCAGCCTGAATATCGTAAGCATACTTGAAGCACTCCCTAGAAAATCCCATAGGACTTGCATCCATAGTAGTTTTTACATCATACACAGTCTTTTCAGACTCTATAAGCAAATCCGGCCTAGTCTTTAGCTGCAACCCTGTGTTTGGACAGGTAGCAAAGATACTTACTTCGTTTACCCGATCAGCATGACGCAGTAGCTTCTTGCAGTGAGCATTTTGAAGGGTAGTCTTAGACATTTTCTTAGCAACGGCATATTCTACCTCAGTTAGAAGCACTTGATCTTCATTCAGGGATGCTTCCATGTCCACAAAAGCCTTAGAACGCTTGGTCTTTGGCCCTCGTATTACAAGGTCACGATCTTCTTCCAGAAGGAGTGCATGGACGGCTGTTCCCATAGTAAAAGCAGCAGTCTGTGAACGCTTTTCGCCTTTCCAATGTGCTAGAGATTTCTTGTACACCGACTTAACGGCAGAGGACGATATACCACTGGTCGAGTGGTATACCGCATTACTCATTCCTTGGACAACGCCCATTTAAGCAACGTCTGCCTCTAGCTCATCAAGATGATCCATCAATGCCTCATCAGCCTGTGCTTCAGCCATATCCATATTGGCCTTCTTCCACGCTTCTTCAACACGTTTGTTTTCACCACTCACCAGACCACCTACAGCTTGAATGCTGTCGTAGATTTCCTGTGACATTTCAAATGGTTCACCAAACTGAGGCTCAAAGTGCATTACATAGTATGTTGCACCCTTAACAGACTTCTGCTTCTCAGCTTTAAGAACACTCTCAAAATCCCAGATCATGCGTTCACCCATTCGGTTCAGTACGTCATGATAAAATGGCCCGTAGTTCTTACGCTTTAGCGATAAAACACATGGTTGATTTTCTATGGTGCGTTCCTCACCATTAGCAGTCTTACCAGTATACGATACAATACCACGCACGATACGGTATCGGTCAATGCCCAAATACTTCTCACGCTCTTTCTCAGTAAAGTTTTTAGACTGCTCATATGTTGGCATATTGCAGTTATACCCGCCCAACATATCACGGCCTTCATCCTTTGCGTATTGTAGCAAGATAGATTTATTAATAAGACCTTGCTCACCCCAGTGTTGATACTGGATGTGATTACTCAGTGCCCGAAATCTAACGCCGTCTTTGGCGTAGACACGATCACCAACAGGAGTATTCAAAAAGAATGATCCCAAGGGAATTTGCACCCCATTAGCGTCTTCACCCTGTGAATTTATCTTCAGAGTCGGGATGCTTGGTCCTTTGCTACCTGTTTGTGCAGCGCCTAATGTAGAAGCGATATCTGCAAGGCTCAGGTCGCCTTCTTTAACAACTAAGTCAGTCATCTATGTTTCCTTAAAAGTGAGCTTTCATTGTACCGCAACTAGGTGGCGTTAGTCAACTCTAATTCGTGTTGATCGAGCCAATTAGTTCCAGCACTTATTTCGATATCGAAGGGCACAACTGACTTGTAGTTGAACCGTTCTAACATCTCTTCATCTATACCCGTCATGGCTATATGTAGTAGTTCTTTTACCTTTTCTAACTCATCCTTGTGGCAATCAACCACAATACTGTCGTGGACTGTTAAGATTAATTTACTCTTAAGTTTGTTCTCTCTGAACAGTCTAAGAGCGCGGATACAGGCCAATGGTACACAGTCTCCTGTGGCAAAGCCTTGTATGGGGTAATTAACTATCTGAGTGGCATTCGTTACCCTACCATTTCTGGTACGAACAACATTAGGCCAGAAGTATTGCCGCCCACTAGGAACTTGGACAATACCATTCTTAAGTACACCAGTCATAAGACGATCTTGGTAGCTCTTAAGACCCTCGTAGATGTTAAAGAACTCAGCGAAGTATGTCTGTACGTGAGGCGGCTCTAAGGCACCCTGACCGCCGTATAACGGAGCAAACGAGTACTGCTTCGCCGCCTGTCTAGCATCTTTACTTACTTCAGACGGGTCACACTGATTGATGATAGAAGCAGTCTGCTTATGAATATCTTTACCGCCAAGTATGTCAGCAATGATCTGACTATCCCTACTTAATTCCCCAGCCATTCTAAATTCTAGGCCAGAGAAGTCTGCCTCAACAACCAGACCGTCATTTTTGAACCTAGATACGATAGCCTTCCGCACGGGAAAGCCTCTCTTGGGCTGGTTTTGAAGATTGGGATTACTACTACTTAATCTACCAGTGGCAGTGATGCATTGGTTGAAATTAGCGTGTAGAAGACCAGTAGACCGCGTACCTATCTGTATACCCTTAACAAAACTATCAAGGTAGGTGCTGATGGCATTCAATCGACTGATCTTGGTAAGGAACTCTACAGCAATAGCGTTACCCTTGCCCTCAGCCTGTTGTACAAGCATCTTAATGGTATTCTTGTCAGTCTTGAAGCCGTTGATAGAGGCGTAGTAGGGTGACTTAGGGGTCATCTTAAGACCAGCCGTCTCACCAGTAGCAACGTATATAGCCCCAGCACCTGAACATACCTTACACTTGGTCCTGTTCTTATACGGATCACCTTGAACCCTGTACTTCTTACCGAGTTTAACTTTTGTGACTTGCTTATACTTTTGAATTGATCCTCTACCGTCACAGTCTGGGCACTTCCTAGCCATTGTCTTTTGAACAACCGCTGTGGTTGATCTAACAGCAGCAGAGAACTCCCGTGGCTTCATGCGAGGTGGCATCAAAGACTTACCCGCAGCATTCGTACCTATGTTGAACGTCTGTTGATGCGCCGCCCTGTTAGTAACCTCACGCGAGTATACCACCTTGGTCATGTCTGCCCCGCTATTTAAATTAATAGGGGTATCACCCATGACTTCTTCAACTATCTCGTACAGACGCTTAGTCAGTTCGTTCTTCTCAGTCTCAAACTGTAGCTCAACCTCTTCAAGTTTATCGAGATCGATAGCTGTACCATTGCGCTCTATCTCTACCAAGAACATGAGCATCTCGTTCATCAGATCGACTACAGGAATAAGAGACTTGTTCTCTTCCTTCTCGTAATCTTCCATCTGAGCAACGTATAACTCAGCAGTTGTGCGGATATCAGCTTCCAGATACTCCAGCATAGTGCCTACAGGCATCTCTTCAAAGCCAGTGCCCGACTTGAACAGTTCATCCACCAGATCAGACTTCTTCAGGTTCTTCAGCTTACGCCGGATTCCACATTCCTTGAGCGATAGTGGACGCCTCTGTCCTTTAGACAGAAGATATTCTCCTATCATAGTGCAGTAAACGTGTTCAGGAATACGGAATCCCATCTCTAACAGCCAGATCACATCAAACTTACCGTTGTGGCACACAAGCATAGACGCCTGATCCAAGGCATCCTGAAGCATCTCATGCTCATCCGGCTCTATAACATCATGGTGAAAGTATACATCCTTATGGACAGTCATTTCACCGTCAAAGTTCAGGAACCCATACCCCGCAGCAACACACTTGTTTATTTTATTAAACGGGCTGTTGTCTATCTTGCCATCATATCTCTCGACGCTGGTTTCAAGATCAAGAATTAAGATACTACTCATCTTCTTCATCCCCATTCCAGTAAACGACTGACGTTACTTTGCATTCAGAGCAGCTAAACGTGGAGTAAAAATCGTATACATCATCGTCATGATCACCGCCCCAGATCATTTTATTATTACACTTCGGGCATACATAGTTCTCATACGACATAGCGGCTCACTTCTGGCTCCATCATGCACGGGATAGTTCCATGATAGCCTGATAGCTTATTCTTCATAACAGTTAAGAATCGGCTGTTGTCTGGCCCGTCTTCCTCACCGCTGTTCAATTTACCAATGCCAATGATCAGGTCAGCTTCAGCAGCCTTACCCACACGACTACCTTCCATCATAGTCATAGTCAGTCTGGTACGGTTCTCAGCTTCAGCAGAAGCCTGAGATACACCGATCAATGCACAGTCATGCTTCTTAGCAGTCTCACGTAGCCGTCTATACAGTTCCCGTAACCTCTCATGCCCAGCATTGAAGTTACCAGCAACAGCCAACTTGTCTGCCTGATCCACTATAACAATGTCAGGGTTAACCTTGGCTATGTAGCTTTCCATCTTCTGGATATCCCACTCTTGGACATCCTTCATGATCAGATTGTCTTTAATACCAGAATAACGGGCAACCGCAGCAACAGG